TACACCCAAATCTCTTAATTGTCTTAATTTATTTCTTTCAAACTTTTTATCTTGTCTTAAATTGACTACGCCTTCAAGCGCTCCTACAATCTCACCTACACCAGGAATTAATTTTAAAGCAGTCAATAAACCTTTTCCTTTTTTCTTTCTTTTCTTAGCTTGTATTCTTTCTGCTTCTTTTTGTTTTGCAATTGATTCTTTTTCAAAATCACTTATCATTTCTGATTTTTGTTGACCTATTGCTTCTTGCCCTCTTCTTCTTGATTGGTCAGCTGCACTTAGTGAATCAATAATAGATTGTGATATTCCAGCTATTTGATATGGATTATATCCGTTTGCCATAAATTACTCCTTTTGGTCTCCTATTCGTCTGTTAAATATATTACTTATTATCATTAATTACAAATTGCTTTAAGTTGTTATATCATACCTTAAAACTACACTTACATTTGTATCAGCAGAATTAGTTGGTGTAGTAATTTGAAAAAAATACAATCTGCCTTTAGTCATAGGTGCAAAATCGCTACCTATTCCTGGACTTGTCATATCTAATTCTAAAAATGTATCATCTGCAATATCTACCGTATGGTCTTTTCTATAAATCTGTGTACCAGGTACTTCTGTTCCGTCTTGTGCTTCTATAACTCTTAAGATTAATGTACCATTTTGTGCAATTTCAGACCTAAAACAAAATTTTTCTACTCTGCAATTATAAGGTGCCAAAAATCCAGTAAATTCATTTCTTGCTGTTCCAGTTGTTGCCTCAAAAACATATCCTGTTATTGGTAAAATACTTGTTGTTTGAAAGGCAGAGTAACCTATTATTTTAGTATCATAATGATATTTACCTACACCAACTATATCTGTTCCTGCATCATCTGTAAATGCTAAACAATTAGGTGTATCATTTTTTACCCATAACTGTCCTTTGCCTGCTGTATCGCTATTTGCATTAGCAGTTTCTGCAATTTTTAAATAGTTTGTTATTGTTAATTCTTCAGTAGCAAAAGCTAATAAATCATCTCCATCATATATCACTAAATTATTACCATATGTTGCTTCTCCAACTACGACTGCATTATTTGTCAGTTGTATTAGTGTGCTTCCATTGTCTTTGACAAATACATCTCCACCATCAGCATCTAATACTATATCTCCTCCTGAATCTATTGTAAGAGTTGCAGGCGATACTATAGTATCTAAAAGGTTTATAGATAAATCGCCACTTGAATATGATACATCTGATAAATCATTTAATGCTGAAGCCCCTCCTGCTGTTGCTCCATCTTCAACATTCAAAAACGATAATACGTTTGCTTTTGTCATTTCAGTAACAACACCATCTGAACCTGCATTATTACCAAGCATTCTTGCATTAGTAACATTTTGCAATTTAGCATATGTAACACCATCATCTTTTATTCTTAGCGCATCACTATTAGTTTCTATCGTAGAATCATCTACATTAACATTTAGGGTTGCATCTCCTGAAGTAGCACCACCTGTTAAACCATCACCAGCTACTACAGATGTAATATCACCATCGCCTGTACCTGCACCAATATATAAACGTAAATCATCACCTGTAACAAACTTAACAACACCAGAATCAGACATTAAAAACTTATCTGTATCGCTTCCTATTTCTGGTATATTGTTAATTAACAAAGTTCCTGAAGTTTGAGTAGATGTTGATGTTATTCTTAAATTACCATTTGAATCTGTTCCTAATGTTGAGTTTAATGAAGAATCATAAGATAATTTTAATGTATGAATATTTGCGCCAGTTTGCCAATTGTCATCAAATTCTGTATTGCGTTTTATTTCTAATACTGAACCATCATATAGTAATGTAGGCTCTGTGTCCACACTATTATGTATTTGTCCTATTGTAAGTAATTGATTTTCTGCTGTATTGCTTATGCTATCATGTGTATCATTTGTAGAATAATACCAAGTTCCACCATTAGCTTCACATGTTTCTTGGTCTGTATAGCGTTCTAACGAGCAATATGCCTGTTTATAACTTATATTATTTATAGGTAGTGTTAAATCATTAACAACTTGTTTTCCTGTCTTAAATTTAATTTTTCCTAAATCGTTAACAAGATAATTATCAAGACTTTCTTCTGTATTTGCTATTTCTTTTACAGTTAAATTATCTGTTGTTAAATCTTTTATGGTTGTTTTTCCAATTCTGCTAAGCTCTTGCATTTGATTTGCAACATACCACATACCACCAGCTTTCGTACAAATAAATACACCACGTCCAGATATCCTTGATATTACAATATCACCATCATTGCCAAAAGAATTAGTTGGAAAGGTGTCAAGAACACGAGTCCTTGATGCCTTTAAATGTTGAAAATTAGCCATTATTTAACTCTTTTTGTTTTATATACAATTGATATATCGTTTATTTCAAAACCTGGGTCTGGCGATGCCCCTACAAAAGATAATTGGAATGAGTTTACGTTATTGTAACTTGATGATGATGTAAATCTTAATTCAGCAGTTTTCCATCCACCGCCTGTATCTAATAAACCGTTTGATGCATGATAACATGCTGTTGAAGTTCCAAAAAATTTGCTTTTTGATGCACTAAATGGTGTACTAGTTGTTATACTGCCGCCATTAATGCTAGTATTAACTACTATCATAGAATTATTACCGCTTGTAGTCCTATATGTTATATACACTTTATATATTTTTTTTCTTGCTGATAAATTTCCAAACGTAAAATCTTTTGTTGTAAATGTAAATACTTTTGTGCCTGTTGCTGTTGTTATTTGTAAATTATTTTCTTGTGCATATGGTTCATAATTATATTTTTTAATTCCGTCAAAAATAGGGTTATCTGATACATGAATAGCACTTCTATAAACTAATAAATCTCCTTCTTCATCTGTAATAATATTTGATATTTGGCCTGTTGTACTTAATGACATATCATTAAAAGATTTAAGAGCAAACATCCAAGATTGTGTAGGAAAATGATAAGTTGCGGAATCAGGAGTAGCTAAACTTGATTGAGTACCTGATGTAAATTTTATTAATATTATATCATCTTTTTGAGAATATCCTATAACTGGAACATTATCCTCAACTCTCCAATAATTACCAACATATGCAGTTGTTTGATATGGAGATATTTTATTTTCAATTAAATTTGTAAGCTGACTACCATCATATAAATAGCAACCCGATTTATTAACCCAAACTATTCCATAAGGTGTTTCAGTTACACAGCATTGTTGTTTAACTCCAACATTTTCAAATGTATCTTCTAAAAATTCAAAATCACCTGATATATTAATTATAAATACTTTACGTTGTTTGTATTGCAATAACTTGTCTTTATAATATGCTAATGCTGTAATTTCATCACCATCATTTATTGCTACATCTATAAAGCTTGATTTTGGTAATATATTGTATTTTCCTATTGGAGATTTGAGCATTCTATCAGCCATTATTTTACCATCTTGCATTATATTTCCTACATATAATCTATTGTTAGCTACAACAGAACATTTATACCTTGCAGTTAATAAATTATTACTTACAGCATCATCTTGAGATACCATGGTCTCTGACTCATAGCTATTGACTTCATTAAAGTTTGTTAAAGCTGACCTATCTAGGAAAAATTCACTTTCATTATTTGTAGACATAGCAACATCTGCTGTTATTGAAGACGTTGTTGAATGTAATGTTTTCGTTTTATGGTCAATAAAAAATTGTACATACCAAATATCTGATTCAGTATCTTTCATATAAAACTTAGTTTTATTAATAAATGGATTATTTAAATATGAATCAAGCATCTTTATTCTTATATGAGGCGAATGTCCTATTTCAACATATGATACATTTGGATTATTTGTATCTTCTCCAATGCCTGTTATTTCACTAGAAAATGCCGATTCTTCATCAAATCTATTAACAGTTGTTGTTGCCATTTTGAAAATTTTATTTGCCCATCCCAATCCTTCTAATTGTGAAGCACCAAAAGAAAAATTAACAGCAATAGATGCTCCATCTAATGTTAGGTTTGATATAATTTGATTTTCATTGTAAAATTTTAAATCAAGTTTATTAATTATAAATCTTGAAAATAAAGTTGGATTTTCACTTAATCTTGGTCTGTAATTTGATGAATTTTCATATGAATTATGGTCATCATACATAACACTTTCGTTGTTGCTTTGCAATTTACCACCAAATATATTTTGAAATCCTCTGTGTCCATCGCTTGTATCTGTTACACTTGCATGTGTCATCATTTCTCTTAATTTAATTAATATATGGTCTGTTTTAGGATTAATAGAATCTCCCTGAACATTAGAAAATAATATTTTGTCTTGTATGTTCATTGAAACTTGTATTTGTTCTCGTGGATACACTTCATGATAGTGGTCTAAACCTGCAGTTATTCTGGCTCTGTTTAAACTTGCAGATTTAAGCTTACCCTTTGAATCATATCTATCTAAATTACCATCCATGCAAACATCCCATATGCTTTTACTTGAATTTGAATGTTGAGTAGGGTCTTGACATACATCGCCAATAATTTGATTTATTGATGTTTTATTTAAATCAAAATTTAATTCTTCACCTTTTATCATTTTATTCAAAATTGTATTTTGAGAACTATCTATCGCACTATCATTTGGAACACCTGCATCAAATTTAAAAATAGGAGGAACCGCAGCATTATTTTTATCTATATAAGCATTTTGAAAACCTATAGTTTCATATGTAAAATCTAAGTCAATTTCTTTTAAATTACCAATTGGATTACCAGATTCATCAGCTAAATTTTGAAAAGCTTGTGGCTCAATTATTAAAGACAGTGGGTTCCTGCATGGCTCACTATCATTAACTGTATTTGAAATTCTAGCTGGATTTCCAGCAGGATGAATACCAGCATCTATGCCATCGTCATCTGTATTAATTCCTAAATTAGTCAATACAACTCTATCTAAATCAGAAACAAATGTTGATGTATCTTCACCTTCCCCTGCTGTTCTAAAATTTACATCATATAAATTATTTAAAGTTGCAATATCTAAATCTTCTATTATATTGTCTACATACCATTGAGAATTTTGATTAAATAATTGTTGATAAAGAATTGTAATTTCATTGGTTGCATCAATTTGTGTATATTGATTGTTATTTTTTCCATTATGAAAACCAGCTTCTTTTGCTGTAAAAGTTCTTATTGGCATACCAACTGGATTTAAAACATTTTTAGAATTTTCAGAATCATATGTTATTGGACCAAAAGTATCTAATGGCCAATTTGTTTGTTTTATTAATTCATTTTGCCTAAATGTTTTTCCCGCAAAAATATCATTAAAATATTTACATGCATCAAAAACAACAGATGAATCTGGGTCTTCATTTATTTGAAATACGTTAGCAGATGGAGCGCTAACTAATGCTTCATTTGTTTTTACCCACCCCTCTGTAGAATTTAAAGTATTATGTGAGGAATTAGAATAATATATTAATTTGTTAGAATTATTATTATTAAAATTACCATCAGATATTTTTAACATTCCATTTATGTAATTATAAACAGGAAACGCATTTGTATTACTCCATTTCACATAGTCTAAAGTCCATAAATTTGTAGCAGTATTGTGTAAATGTATAGATGAGTTGTTGTTTTTATTATCTACAAGCATAGTAATAACATCTTTATTTACTTGCCGATTAGATGTAATTTTAAAATCTTTTATTTTTATTTCTTGTGAATCTTCATTATAACTTGAAACATGACCATATTTTCCTGCATATATTCTAAATACCCAATCTGTAGCATTTGTATAATTAGAAGGAATTGTAAAATTAAATTTATGCGTAGTTTCAATTGCTTGAACATATGGTGAATATGCATTTATACCCGCATTATGTTCTGTGTTTAAAACTTCTTTAATCGAAATATTGCTAGTATCAAAGTGATTTTTGTATACCGTAACTCCATGTAAATAAAATTTAAATAAATTTGAAGCTACAACAACAGTAGGCATAAATTGTATTTTTATAGGCATAGTATCTGTTTTAGTCCTTGACCTGCCTGTAGTAAAAAATAAACCTCCAGCTGGTTGATTTAATCCAACATTTGCAAACTCTGCATTTGCTGAAAATCCTGCATCAATACCTTCATCTAAATTGTCAGTATTATATAAAATTTTGCTTAATAATATTTTATTATTTCTTGTTGGGTCAATAACTCTTACTTCAACGTGTGCCATATGACTTAAAAAAGCATATGCAAAATTCAAATTATAACAGGTATGTTCATGCAATGTAATAGTTTGACTTAATCCACCTTTATGGCTAAAACTTGTTTCTTGATTGGTTGTTATATCGTTTGTTGTTATAATTGCACCAGATGATGTTTCATCATAGCTTGCATCTCCACTAGCTTGTGCAACTGATATACCATGATTAGAAAAATCTGAAGTTGCTATTTCTTCATTTCTTACAATATCCCAAATTTGAATATATAAGGTAGTGTCATTTGCAATATCTACATCTATACCTTTTCCAAAAACTATTTCCGTTGTACTATTTACTGCTGTGCATATACCTATAAAAGTACCATCAGATTTATATAAAGATTGTTCTAATAATAAAGACTCTGTTGCTGCAGTTGTATCTACTGTTAATGTTACAGTAGAATCTGTTGCCGATACAGTGCTTTCATTTGATACTACACCAGTTGTTGAAAGTGTATTATAATTGCTTCTAAAATCACCATTTTCAATATAATTTGATTCTGCATTATATTTATAACCAGACTCTGTTCCATTTTTACCTATACCAGATAGCCATTTATATGACAATGCATCTGAAGCAATTAATGATAAACCTGTAATATTAATGCTTGCAACTGTTATTGTTGCAGTATTGCTTGTACTCCCAGGGTCTGTAAATGTTAATGTTTCGTTTGCAACAAAATTAACACCTCTAAGTTCTGTAAGAAAAAATGTAGGATTTCCGCTTGCATCTGTATGTATATCAAAAGCAACATCAGCGCTTCCTTTTCTACTTGTACTATCTGGTCGAATTGTAAAATATTTTTTACTTGCTTCCCATGCACCAGAAGGTGTTGGTGTTGTATCACTTAATGCTTTTATACTGCCTTCTGTATCTGCAACAGTGGTAGAATACAATTCAACAAATGCGGGCCTGTCTCCAAAATTATTTGTAGCATTACCATCTTTTTTACCATCAGCTACTGCTAATGATAATAGTTCTTCAGAATCAGTTCTAAACTCTACAGAATATTCTATTCCAGGAAATAAAGATAAATCACCTTTGTATCCTATATATCCTAAATTTTTTGATTGTGTTGATGTAACAGTTCCTGATTTAGTTGTAATGCAGTATTCTTCTCCGTCTCCATATACATCTGACACCCAATCTTTATTATTTGAGCCATCTCCACTTAATGCACTGCTTGGAGTCCATCTATATATAATATATTTTGATGGATTTGCATCATCTTTATCATGAAGTGCTGTGGAAAAATCTGCAGTTACTGTTAAAGTCCTAGAGCTGCCAACGTATGCGCTTACTTTGCGTGACTGTCCTACACCCTCACCTTCATATATATAAATAATCATACCAACATAAGCACTATCTGTTGATGATGCGACAGCACTATCTTCTAAAATTATAACAGATGCACTAGTAACAGTATTTATTGTGCCTTGTGCAATACCTGATTTAAAATTAGTATCCAGTTCTGTAAACGAATAATCAGAAGTAAATTGAAATAATCCAACACCAGCTTGAAAATTTGCAGGAAACTGTTGAAAGTATTCAGTGCTAATATGATTTTTAGCCATACCAGAAACTTTTATTATACCAGCTTTACTTACAACAGCATTCCAGTTTTGCACAAATTGATTATCTGAAATATCTCTTGCATCTGAATATGCATTTAATCCACCTGCAAAATTATTTATTTCAAGAACTTGTTTAGGCATTTACATCTAAAGCTTTGCTTACCTCAGCCCAAATTTTGTCATCAAGTTTATTAGAACTTCTTTGTACAAGCCAATCGCCAACTTTTAAAACTATAGCAATTAATACTTTTTCACTTAATAATTTTGTTGCAACTGTTCCTAATATCTTTCCCATTATTTTTCTCCTGTTTTATTTTTACAACATTTACAAATTAATTCTCTTTCTGGATGTGCCATTTCTTTTAATATAGCTAATTCTTTTTCTGCTTCTTCAATATACTTGCCATATTTGTTCAAATCTTTTTTCATTACTTTTACCTGCTTATCAAGCTCATTTGGCTCTTCTACATACTTTTGTATCTTATCTAATTTAAACTTCTTTAAAAGCTGTTTTAAGACCAAATCTAATACTTTCTTTACTATGACACCTTGCAGCATTCTTCCCTTTCTATGCAACATCATCTATTATTGCACATATTATACATTGAACATTGCCACCACCAGCAGTTTGGTCAGGGTCTGCAGATATTGCATGCAAGTCCCCAACTGTTGTATTTGGCATTTTTGCAAACCAAGATTGACCTGAACTTATTTCTAATGCATTTGTACTGCTATGCGCTGCAGTAGAACCGTCTTGTACAAGCATAACACTTTCATCTGTACTTGTACTGCCATCAGTTGTCCCTGTATTTTTTATAAATAAAAACTTTACTTTATCTGATGTTGATACATCTGCATTTGCTGTGCCTGTAGCAACACCTGCACTATTAGCTAAAAACTTTCCTGTGATTAAATCTACACCCCCTGTATTATGTGGCACATTAACAATACCATAGAACCATTTATCATTTGCATCTGCAGGAGTATATGTAAAAGACAAATCTTTAAGCGTTGCTTGTATTTCGTCAGGCAGTAGAACTGCTTTAATTGTCATTGTTGCATCATCAGCCATTTATATCTCCTTCTTACTTTTCAAATCCAAGCCAAGACAAAACAATACTTATAACAAATACCACTGTTGTTCCTATACCTTTCATCCATGATATTTGTTTTTCGTTTTCTCTTACTCTACCATTTAACCTAATTAAATGTTTATTGTTCTCATTAACCTTTTCTTTTATATGACCAATATCAGAACACATTTTGGTTAAATGTAATGTTATATTATTTCTATATTCTTCGGTACTATTTTTGTCCATTCTTATATAACTTTGTTATAATATCTACTAATGATTTATAACTTCTTTCTAATCCTTTTTGTCCTAACTGGATAAGCTTTTGCTGGTCTATTAATTTTATTAGTATTGCTTCAAGCCTATCATGTTTATTTTTCATATCAGAACTTAAATCGTCCTGAATGTATTTATTTTGTTTCCAAATAAAGAATCCAAAACTTATTGCAACTGCGATTGGGATTCCAAATGTTTCTAATATATTTAAAACATCCATTAAACACTGGCTATGACTAACTCTAATTGTACTGCGTTTGAACCAGAATCTACTATAATACTTTCAAGCGGATGTAATGTTAAATCAGGTGTAGCTGCATCATCATCTACTGACATTGAATCATCAACATTTCCCATGACATAACTTTGTCCTGCTGCTAATAATAAACTTGAAGATTCATCAGCTGCACTGTCATCTTCTCCTGCATCTAGCTGAAAGTTTAAATTAACTGAATTACTGCCATCTAAATTAGTTATCCTTACATATCTAATATTTTCTACATCAAGAGTCGCATCATCATCATGCTGGTCTGAATGAAATGAAGCAATAGTAGTATCATTGTTTGCTGCAACAGTTATAATTCTCTTAAGTATATTATTAATACCTGTAATAGAAAATACATTTGTGCCGCCAAATTGTTGACCATTTAATGTAATGTCTTCTGTATGTGTAACTGTTAAGTTTGCCACTTATTCTCCTTACTTGCCTTCTATTAACTCACCCCACAATGAGGTTCGTCCTTTTATTATTTGTATTATATGGACTGTGAATAATCCACCTTTGTAAAAATCCACAATCGCAAATCCATGCGCCCAGTTAATTGGCCTGTTACCAAGCCAAGAATTTTTTTCACTGCTCATATCTTTTAAACATCCGATGCTCCAAGCTGACTTGGGTCCATCCATATGAGTTGCGCTCATTTGTTGTAAATCATGCCAATGTCCATACATTATATTGCAACCAAGTTTTCTTATATGATTTGCTGTATGGTACTGTCCACCGTATTGATGTCCATGATAAAAGTATAACTTACCTATCTTTAGTTTCTTTCCAAATGAATAATACTTATATCCTCGTTCTTTAAGCTTGACTGCTTTTGCAAATTTGTATTGTGGTATATAAGGGTACTTTTCAACTGCCATATTACACCAGTCATCATGATTACCTTCTGTTAAATACTTTTCTTTACAGTTTGCTTTGTCTAAGGATTCGTCAATCATATCCATACCCTTATTCACATCTTTTACATCTTTATCAAAGTCTTCAATTAAAAACTCTAATGGTGGTGCTTTTTTTCTTTTATACTTCCAATGTGAAAATCCAGACCATTCCCCTACGTCACCAAGGTCTACGTATATATCAGGTTTTACTATTTCGATTGCTTTTTTTAAACATTTAATTGCAGGAATATCTGCAAGTGGAAAGTGTTTGTCAGGAGTCACAATTGCTCTCTTGACTACACCTTTATCTTTATTCGGCATATTTACCTCTATTTCAAAAAACTACTTTTTATTTTCTTTGTCTTTGAGAAGTTCTTCACACATTTCAATCTTACCTTGAAGTTTAATGAAGATTTCTTTTACTTGCTCTTGTTGATTTTTATAATCTTTGAGCATCTTTTTAAAATCCATCTTATCCCCTTTTATAATCTTGGTACCGCTAATGTCCTTACTCCACTTTTTCTTAACGGATACTGTTTTATCATTTTATCAAACATCGTTCTAAAATACTGCGCTCTTTGCAAATCTCCTGCATCTTCAAACATCCTAGCCTTTATATAACATAGCACCGATGGATGTAATCCTGAATCAAGACCTGCTGTTGTTTTTAAATCTTCTGTTACATCATCAATAGTTCCATACTTTGATTTATATGTAATCCTTATACCTGCAGATACATCAGCTCCTTGATATGTATCATACTTTTCTATAGTTCTTTCTGCAGATGTAGATGTAGTATCTTGACAAAGTATAGCCAATCTATTATCATCATTATAGTAAACAAAGTAATTATTAGGATATGTTCTTTTATCTATTGCCATAATTCTCCTATGTTAATGTATCATCTCCCGCATCTGTATCTGACCAACTTGTAGCAGTATCATCAGTATCTCCTCTTAATAATTTATGAGGGTCTGCAAGCTTTGGAATCATTACATATCTGTCATTTGTATCTTTAATTTCAACTCTATCTATTTGAATCATTTCATCAGTCAATGTATACCATCTATCAAAGCCAATAAGATTTGTTGTTTTTGACTCTGTATTATTCATTTTTTTTGATGATATTTCATCTAATGCATCATTAATAAGTTGAAACATATATTGCTCTGGCTGCCTGCCAAAAATTTTTTCTATCTGGTCTATAATATTTTTTGCTGTCATTACTTAGCTCTTTCTTGTGGTATAGCCACTGTACCTGTAATTAAACCTTGAATGCCTTCTTGATATTGTGCTTTTAATGATGATATAACAGGTATGTAAAGTTCTGGGTCTTCTTCAGTTGCAAGTAAATACTGAGCTGCTGTTATTGCAGCTCTTATTACAACTAAGTATTCTGCTTCATCTGGAAAGTTAGAAATTGATGTTGCTTCTCCTGGTAAGTTGCTTCCATCCCAAACAGTTGAGTTTGGCGGATAGCTTACAGCATGAACTCTTGCAGGTTGACTTGCAGTAGGATTAGGCTTTACAAATAACTTTGGGTCACCACCTGTATCGCTTTCAATCCAATATGCAGGGTCTGTAGCACTAGCTTTATATAAACTTGTAGAGTCTTCTGTTGAAGCTCCATAAATAGGGTCTACTTCCCTACATCCAATTTGATAACCACTGTCAGCATTTTCACGAGTAACATGCAATATCTGTCCAAAAGAATCTAAATCCATTGGAGTTGCATCTGTCAATGAAGTCATCTTTGCACATTTCATTTTTAAATTACGAGGCAAGACATTAATAACTTCTTTTGCTGCATCAGTTAACCATTGATTAGCAAGGATATTAAAATCCTCTCCAGTTTCAGTATCAGATGTAGAGTCTGCATCATATCCTGATAAAGAATGTATTTGGTCAGCAAATGTCCAAGCCATTATTTTTTACTCCATGAAGCAACATCTTTATCAATAGTTGTTTGTGTAAACTCAACTTTAGTTTGACCGCTCCAGGTAGTTCTCATATTGATATGGTTGGATACTTTACCTAAAGAACCAAATACTTTTCCACAATCACATTCTGTTATTCTGCCTGGAACACATTCTGCTTTGTTTCCACATGTACAATAATATGTTCTCATTTGTTTAATTTTGGTTTTAATTTTGGACCTATCTTAGGTACTGTTAATCTTGGACTTACTAAAAAACTAGGTTTACTTGATTTTATTTTAGATTTTGCTGTCTTAGTTTTAGTAGTTTTTTTTGTTTCAGGAACACTATGTCTTTTCTTAACCCCATACCTTTTATTTATTTCATTTTGAATCTTATTATATGTAGCTGAACCTTTTTTATGCATACCTCTTGCTTTAATTAAAGTATTCATTGTTGGTCCGCCTTTTGGTCTTGCTTTTACAGCTTTTTTCCAAGATTCGTTAGCTGCTGCTTTTTTTGCTGCTTTTTCTTTTGCTATTTGAGTTTTAGACTTTGTTACCTTTGCTGCACCAAATTTAGTTTTAGATTTAGAGCCAGCTGTAATAGCAGTTTTAGATTTTCTTTGCTTAATTTTTTTAAGTTCAGATTGTCTTTTTTTCTCCATTGCAACTTTTTTTTCTTTACGTGCTTTTCTACGTTCTTGTCTTCTTTTTCTTCCACTTTCTTTAAAAAAGTCACCACCAAAAAAACTTGGTCCATCTTTAGTTTTTCCACCTTCTTTCATCTTTTTCATTGAATGACCATATCCTTGCTTTTTTAAGCTCATATGTTTTTCATACGTATTAGCTTTTACGCCTTTGCCATCTTTATACATCATATGTGGTTTAAAATCTGCTTTTGTTTTGCCACCTTCTTCCATATAGCCCATTTTATTTCTTACTTCTTTTGGAAGCTTAGATAAACCTGGATTTTTTGATGAATCAACTTCTTTTAAAGTTTTTCCGCCATCTTCATATTTTTTCATCATTCCGCCATCGCCCATCTTTTTCATTCCATGAGTTTTGCCACCACCCATATATTTCATTTTACCGCCTTCTCTATATTGTGGTCTTCCAATCATACTCATACCTGTCATACCACCACCTTCATACATTTGTTGGCTTCTATTTCTTCCATCTGTAACCATTAAACCTGGGTCATCTGCAGCCATTTTATTTGCTGCTGCCATGCCCTTATTATCGTATGACATTGAGGCTACAGTTTTTCCTGTCATTTTATCTTTTACATCTGGCATTATTTTTTACTCCTATCTCTTGCATCAGTTGTTGGAAAATCATAATCCATATTACCTGGTAATTTACCATTTTCATTGATATATTCCAAAACTGGTTCAGTTGCTTTATTAACCGATTTCTTTTTAATTATATATTCACCACCCTCAACTTCAATTGGGATGCCACCTTCTGCATGCGAAGGACCTTTTAAAACTCCACCACCTATTTCATATTTAGATTTAATTTTTCCACCATCTTCTTTATAGCCACCACCTGCTGCTTTATAAGCCTTTGCAAGCATTTGTGCTTTACGTGCGCTCCACTGACCAGGATTTCCGCCCTTGCCACCAGCTTTTATTCTATTGAATATACGCTTACGCATTCCAGGTTTTGTATAGTTTCCTGCTTTATTAACTGTGCTTTTCTTAGCCATTAATCTATATATTCAATATGAAATACAAACTCTAAATCATCAGTAGCTGCATATGCCATTTCTGCTGCAGATATTGCTGTAAAAAAAACACTTGTTGAACCTTCAGCTGCTTTTAATATTAAAGGCATATAACTTTTATCATTTGCTCCTGCTAATCCAGAAGTTGAAAAAACAGCAGCACTACCTGAATCTTGTGCAATTACTATTTGACCATCACTCCAATCAATTGGAAATGCATGTAAAATTTTCGCTAATTGTAAATTTGCATCTGTTATACTAGAAGCAGACCCTGCTGTTCCTAAATTAACTTGATTTTCCATAAAAATTATTTCCATATCATGAGATTCTTGGTCTTTATCTATTATTGTCAATCCAACTAACTTAGAAACTCCACCTCTGTTTTTAACAGCATTTTTAATTTCTGTTGAATCAAACATCACATCATTGTCATGTGTTGTTCCAGCAATAATTGTAGGTTTAACTCTTACTACTGTTCCGCCTGGGAAACTTCCCATAACTTTCTCCTTGTTTATAAAATTATTATTGTCTTATGTAGATTCGGGAGCCATCTTTTATTGATAGCTCCCATAGTTCTACAAAACTATTAAACCTTATTGATTCGGTTTATGACTTTTGTGCTATACCAATTATTTCTAATTTAAGTTTTAATGTGGCAGCACCTGGGTCAGCAGAAACTACAATTTCTACTTCATCAGCTGCATTTTCAGAACTAATTAATGCACCATTGCATCTTAACAACCCTTTAAAACCTGCACTTTGACCACAAGCTAATTCAGCACCATCTACATATCCATCATTGTCGCCATCGTCTCCAACGTCAACTAGATTTGTAGCATTTGTGCTAGCATTAAGAGCTGTAACTGCTATTGCCATTGGTACGAAATTATTAGGCATTCCAATTGCACTTTCTTTACCTGTTGTTGCACCATTATCTACAGTAACATGAGCTACATAAACATCAAGTTTAGCATTATCAGATAAGCCAAGTTCTCCAAAAGCATTACTATTAGTATTTAATACATCACTTCTCATTTTACACGCCCTCCAAATTAATAAGTGCATGAGTTTCAGGAAGAGTTACTTCAAGACCTGCTTCTGTTAGAATCATATCTTTTCTTAAGTCTTCATCAGCTTGTTGCACATTAGTTGTTATTGAAGTATCACGATTTATTCCATTTCCTACAAGTGGTCTGTAAGCAACATGGTCTAAGTCAACCATCATCATAAATCCAGAAGCAAAGCCTCTAAATAGAGATTCAGCAACCAAAGATACATCACCATGAATAGTTTGTACTTTAGTTATTAAATGTCCAAAAGCGCCTTGCGATGCTGGAAAGTTATATCTCTGGTCATTATTTGAAATAGAACCATCTATAAAACTATTTGAACCAAGTTTATTGAAATGAGATATTACTGGTCTTGAAGCTAAAGCTAATTTAGCTCTTCCGCCACCCCTTGCAGGGTCAAAGATTACTTCAAAATCAGATAATAAATCATCATATGTTAACTCAGATGTTTGACTAGATTTATAGTATGGTTTATCCATATTATAAGATAGTTTTGAACCATCGTTTACTACATTAGCATATCCATTTCTAATTGTTGAACCAACGATACCATCTGTGTATTGAATACCATTTGATGTACCTTTTTGTCCAAATAACATCGCTCTTTCAATGTCTACTTTATGCTCTCTTAATTTAAGATTCCAAATTCTTTGGAACTCATCTGCATAACCTCTGTAGATAGTTGCTCTTGCAGTATTTGTTAATTCACAAGCAGTTTTGAATATTTGAGTAAAACCAGTATCATGGTCAAGCTCTTGTGAAAAAACATCTGGTGAACCAGAACCTTGCTCAAATGAAGTTCCAATTACTGTGCATTTTGAATCATCTGCAACTTCTGTACTACCTGCATGTTGAATTACTGTAACATTACAAGTTGTTGTTGAACCTGCATCAGTAACACTATTGATTCTTACATTTGCTGTTGTTGGTACACTATTTCCGTCAACATTTCCAATAGCCACAACCATACCTGGCAATAAGAAATCAACAGATGCTCCACCTGAAGTATCAAAACTTAAGTCTTGAGAACTACCTTCAGCTAAAAGTGTTGTCGCACCATTTAATAAGAAACTTCTATCAGTCATGTGAATCTTTGTTCTATCTTCCAAAAATCGGAACTGACTATCCGATGTTGGAACTTTTGCTACTTTTGACAAATAAACAAAAAATGGAGACTCTTCTGGGGCTAATTCAGCAATCCTATCACTAAAATCAAATAACCTTCTACTTTGATTATTTAATGTTAAGGCTGTCTGGGAACCAGGAGTTCCAAACTTTACTTGTCCAGAGTGAAATTTCTCTGACATTTTATTCTCCTTAGTTTATAATTAATTAAATTACAATACGTCAGCTCGACTACCAGCCTTTAAAACACCTTCCCATATTGCATCATCGTCACTTTTTCTAATAGGTTGCTCACCAGATAATATACCTGCCTGTTGAGGAACCGCTTGATTTTGACGAACTACATCAAGTGGGTTACCATTTTCATCTTGTGCTGGTTGTTGAGTTACTGCTCTCCACATATTAATTGCACCATCAACACCATACTCTGCTGGATTTTTGCTAGCAAAATCAACAAATGAATTTATTTCTTCAGGTGTTAATCCTTTTGCAGCAAGTTCATTTTGAAGTTTAGTCATACCTACTTCTTTTTGAACTCCAGCTACTTGTGTTTGTACTGCATCATTTATAGAGTCTTGTAACTCTTGTTGTCTGAACTTATACGATTTAGATGCTGGGTCATTATAGGCTTCCCATGGGTCAAACTCATCTTTATCCATAGCTATGCGTTCAGTTGCTGCTGGTTGACCACCCTGTACCATTCCTGATATCGTTTGTACTATATCAGGTCGTGATTCCAATAGTTTACCAACTTTTTCATAGTCTTTGAGTTTTTGATTTTCAGCATGCAGTTTGTCTTTTTCTGATTGAAAATACTTAGCTTGAGTTTCCCAATCTGTTGAAGTTTCTGCATTCTGTGTTTCACTGTTATCTTGCCCTACATTTTCATTGAACTGACCTTGGTTATCAAGATTTTCATTGTCAAATGCGTTATCCATTATTTGCCTCCTTTGGCTTGCAATTTCTCTTGGTTTAATTGAGTTTCACCACGTAAACGTGATTTCTCTACCTCGAGCTTGACTGCGTTTGTTAGTTTATCAATCTGCCTTTCGTTTGCAGATTTTGAATCCAATTCGTTTGATTTTAATCTACCTTTAAATTTCTCAACCTCAGTTCTTTTACGTGAAGCAATAGCTTCTCTGTGTGCTGTTTGTAAATCTCCTTGTAGATTTTTAATTTGTTGTTGTGCGCCTTGCAATTGTGCTTGAAGTTGACCAACAATATCCATTCTTTTCAATACACCTTCTTTATCAAATATATCTGTTTTCATTAAAGCCTCAGTCCTATCAATAAGTCCAGCTTGATATGCTTCCATGTAAATTGAAAACTCTCCCCATCTATTTGATGGCATAGTTGAATTACCAATAATACTTATGTCATATTGACCTATTGATAAATCATTCATCATCTCAGTTACAGCTTGAGTTTTGTCATTATAAACATTGACCATATATTCTGATTTATCATTATTAGGTTGTACTATTCTAAATACTTTTTTATATGTATAATGTTCTTTTGCTAAGTTATATATAACTTGCCCTAATCTTTTTAAACTTCCTTCAATATCTCTTAGTTTTGATTTACTACGTCTTTGTCCAAAATCTTCCATCATCATTGTACCAGATGATGTTCTTGGTGCAGCTTCTGTATTACCTTGTTGCATTTCAAATATACCCATGTTTAAATCAATATATTTTTCAACAAGTCCAGGCAGTTGCATAATAGAATTAGATAATGGTTGCGGTGATGGAAAATGCGGTTCACCAAATGATGGGTCATATTCTATTGTTGCATTTGGATTTGCCCAATCACGTTCTAATTCTTCAATATCATCAACACTTCCTTGTGGTACTAATAACTTTAAACCTGATGATGCTTGTGCGTGTGATGTTATAAGTGACATAGTCTTATTTAAAAATCTTTGAAAGTCTTTATTTTTTCTAACATCACTCATTGGATATGGTGTATTAGTCCAAATGTTTGGCACTGGTACTATTGGATATTTATCTGTATTTAATATTCTTTCATACAAAACTGTTTGTCCTAAAGTGCATACTAATTTAATTCTTGTTTGCTGTACTTTTACAACATCAATTAAGCCTTGTTCAACAGCTTCTTTCATTTTATTATTCTGTAAAAATTTTTCCATATTCTTAGTATCAAGTATACGTTCATTTTGTGTTTGAACTTCCATTATCCTAAAATAAGGAACTTTTGTTTTTGAAAAACTTTCAATTAACTGATACTTTTCTGAACCTTCTCCATAATCATAGTCTTTTGTAACATCAGGAGTAAATGAACCTTTTGTTCTAGTATTCTGTGCATTTGGAAATGTTTCATCTTCATAATAGCCTTCTATCTCATCAATAAGCATTTTACCATTTTCTTCATTTACTTCCGCTAATTGTGGATATAAATCTAATAATTGATACTTAGTGAATATAGTTGATAGCATCATACCAGTAGAATCATCAAAATATCTATTTCTTGCATTTGGGTCAACACAAACTCTAAAAGGGTCAACATAAGTAAACTTTACTTCACCTCTACCATAATCAGCTTCTCTGTCTATATATGCATAAAAATATCCAAGACCCGTAACTGCATAATCATGAATTGCTTGTTTGAATGTTTCATTACCATCTGATAGATTCCAAATATAATCAAGAATAACTCTCCATACATCAGCCATATCACTGTCGGAATCTTCTCTTGGCATAGCTGAAAACTTAGGTGGTTTTGAAGTTATTATTGCTTTAAATTGTTCAATAGCAGAATACAGCCTATCTAAAGGTAAACTTGATTGATTTCTTGACTCTAACTCTGTAGCTTCTGCTTCACTAAAATGATTACCTAAATAAAAATCAATATCTTCTCTGGCATGCTCTTCCCAGTCTTTACGAGCATTGCTCCATCTTTTCCATAATTCTCTTATTTGTATTGCTTTATTATCCGCTTTTATCATAGTGTGTAATATAAGAATAAATATTTAATTATCAAACACGACTACCAGTTATCCAATTATATCTTTTCCTAGGTTTTCTCCAAGATTTTCCTGATTTCTCTTTAATTGTTTTGCCTGCTTTTTTATTTCCTTTAGCATATTGCGTTGATAGCCAGAATGCATCTATTGTATCATCATGACTTCCTTTTGGAAAATCTAACAACTCTCCAATAAATTCATGCATATCTTTCTTTAAATGCACTGCACCTGCTTTGAACATAGGTTGTAGCCCTTCAAATAACCTGTCTTTCTTTTTTTGTTGACCATAGCCTTTGATACCCATTTCAATGCCAGGTAAAAACTTTCCTTCTTTTTTACTTCTTTTTTGCACGTAATCACGTAACATCTCTTGATATGATATAGTTTCTATGTTTATTCTTTTAATTGGGTTGTATCGTTCTGCAATCTTAAATATCTGGTCGGCACACTCCATTGGTAATACTCTTTTTCTCCAATATTCAATAACATAATAATCGTGTTCTGCAGTAACACCAATAACCATAATGACACTATAATCATTCCTAGAGCCAAGCGTTGAAGCTGGGTCAATGCCCATGTATATATTAACATACTCCATACTCCCATCATCAAATTTAATATACCAAGAGTTTGCACTTTCATCAAATTTTACACCACCTTGATAAAAACCTGATGTTATATCATCCTCTCCAAATACTTGGTCTTCTGGAGATTTAGCCTGATTCATGTATTCTTGATAAAATTTAGCAGGAGTACCAGAATCAATGTAAAACTGTTTACGTTCGTTTAATTTTTTTATTGGCCAACGTGAAGGCCATAGTGGTGTTCCATCATCTTTGATTGCTTTGTGTGTTTCTACAGTCCAAGAATACTCTTCACCCGTTTTCATTGCTGCATTATGGTTTTTAACAAGTCCATTCAAAAATGAATCATAATGTACTATTGTACCATTACACCATAAAAATCCACCTTTATCAAAATCTATCGCAGGATATACTGCAGCAGTTACCCAATTTTTTATTTGTAATCTAGACTCTGGTGTTTTAGTATTTAACTCTGATTCAAAGTCATCAAGTATAATTCCTGTATATCTTGTAGATAATTGTTTTTTACCACGCAATCTTTGCGATGCACCCTTTGCAATCATTCTACAATTATTTCGCAATACAATTTCGGTCTTTGTCCACTTATCACCTTGCAAATCGCCGAAATAGTAATGGATTGCAGGATTTTCGTATATATGAGTCGATATCCAGTTAAGGTTATCAATTGCCTGGTCTTGTGCCTCGCCAACCCAAGCGATAAATTCTGGGCTATCTTTTTGCGCAAATAAGAACCTATGCAAGACAGCACATGCTGCTAAGGTTGACTTTGCGTGGTCACGAGGCATAACAAGAGCCAATTGTTGTATATCTCTGTTTAAGAGCAGTCTGCCTACATTTTCATGAAATTGTGGTGTAGCCGAAGCTAAAAAGTCTTGTGGGGAAAATAGTTTACCAAATACAATTAAGTCTTTGTATGCCATCTCAAGAATCTTTTCATTTTGAGATACATTACCATTAAGGTTTAAATTAGCCATTTAACAGTTCCATTTTTTTAATGAAAGCGATAGTCTATCTTTACCTGTATTATTGCTAGGTTTTTGACGTTTACGCATACCTTTCATTCTAGCACAAAATGATTTTCTACGTTTTGCAGCCTTACTGCCTTTCTTTAGCTTTGATGGTTTAGTTGTTACGGCTGTCTGTAATTTAGAGCCTGGATTTTCTCGTCTATATGATTCAACACCTTTTTGATTTAAACCACCTTTTGGGTCTTTGCCTTCTTTGCGTTGCCATGCAGCTGTTTTACCACCTTGTTTGTAAACACCTTTAGCTCTCATTGATTTTTTTAATGAATCTGAATATTTTGCTACTTGTCTGCCTGATTTGGTGGCTTGTCGTTTTTTTCTGTTTTCAGCAGCTTTTTGTCCTGGTGTCATACCTTCTCTTACTTTTTTAGGTAGATATCTATCACCTTTCTTACCAGATACATTATCCCACTCTTCTCCTGTCCATTGGTCTAATGAACGCTGTGACTCTGCTTTGCCACCTTTTGCAAACTTTGTTCTTTCTCTTGCGTCTGTTACAGGAATCGCCGATGCCCACTTATCCATTGCTCATCTCTCTTTCATTTACCATTACATTCCAAAAATCATTTTAATTAGACCTTTGAGTAAAGGTTCGTCCATTTCACGCAACTCTTGTTTAAATCCTGGAACATCTGCTGCTTTTAATGTATCTGCAAAATCTGGATTTCTTTTAATTTTTTCTCTTACTCCCATGTCCATGTATTGCAAAGATTCAGGTGATTCTAGTTGTCCAAATTGATATTGGTCAATAAATCTTTTATCCCCACCTTTTGTCAACACACTATACAAAGCACCAATATTATCACCATATGACTTGTGTACTAATCTTTCCAATGTACTTACATCTAATTGATTCAAGTCATTTTCTGCAATCAATTTATTTATTTGTTCTTGTCCGTTTGCCATATTATCCTTTCAGCTCAAAATGTGGGAAATCATCGAATTGATTATCATCCACTTCAAAATTCATATTCCAGTCACCACCCCAACGAAGTTTTATACCCATGCTTTGTGCAATACCTAAAACAAAACCCGCAAAAAGATGGAAGCGCTCTCTGTCATTCCAATCAATAGGATAAGGAACCACATCAACAGCCCTAGATGGATTACTGTTATGACGGCCTTTTGGATACTTGAGTTTAGTTTTTCCTTCATCAAACAATTTATTTTGTCTTTCCTCACTTCTATGTCCTTCTATTACGCTGCAGTCTACATATTTAATAACTTCATTTAAAATCTTTTGTAAATCCTCATGGCATGTTGCTAATTTAGCTTTTGATGTTTTTCCAAATCTTGGCATTATTTTAAAACCTTTCCTAAATAAACAGCCCTAGATACGTAAGGGAGATTGGTATATGAAGATATAGAGGGGATATGCGCTATACTTACAGAAACTGTACCCAAGGCTGTTTTTTTAATTTTCTTTTTATTCATGCTCTTCCTATCTTGATATCACGGGGGTTAATATACACCAAATTATTCTCTAAATCAAATCTTGAGTTACAATGTGGACACATCCAGCCTTCAATTGTGTAATTATCATCAGACAATAGTCCAACTCTTTGTGTCGTGTCGTTATCAAAATACAAATCTTCGTCACATACTGGACATAAGTCCTTATTTGTCTTTTTCATCTGCGTGAGCAATGACATTCGTTTCTTTGCCACCTTGTAAAGCCTCCAATTGCTGCGGGGTAAATCCTTGAAATACTGTTAACTGCTCTTGTTTTGTGTCTGTGTCAAATAATCCTGCAATTTTAGACAAAGATTCTAAAGAACGCAACTTATCTGTGTCCCTATCGGACAAATCTGCAATATCTCTGTACTTTCCTATAATCCATTCGGGTGTTACACCTTCTTCTTGTAATATTTTCTTTATTTCTTCTTTAACCATTGTTCTAATCTCCTCTTTTTGTAGTAAAATGTTTGATTTCTTTGTTATATAGTTCTTATTGACAGCTTTTGGGTAGGCTTTTCTGTATGCAGAGATTGCGTCATCCCCTGATGCAACGTATCTTGCAAACAAAAACTCACGATTTTTTAGTTTTCTATCTTTTGCACGTGAATATGTGGCTTTGTAGTTGCCTGAAAATGTATAAATGTTTTCTGCAATACCATCCTCTCCAATAATTTTATGGCTTTTCTGCTCTGATATGAAAGAACCGCACACCGTGCGAATCATTGTGCGTGGTGTTTTGTAGCCAGGATGGCTTACTGCACTTTTTTTAAGTATTTGACAAATATATCTATCATCAGTATACACCCAGTCACCCTCATTGCCTGCCCGCCAATCATCAAGAACTGCATCAGTAAATCCAAATGCTTGATATTCTTCTAAACTATCAAATAAATAGTTAGGTTTGCCTTTTATGTTTTTGAAATCCATATCAAAATATACAAAATTTTTACAATAATTAAAAATACTTGCATAATTTAATTATTTGATTATATTTATATCTCTATAGAGAATATATAATAGAGATAATCTCTAGAGAAAAAGAAAAATTAATAATAAAAAGAAAAAGGAATAGTAAGGGGTAATTTTCAAAAATAGCATTAGAATGTGTGTCAGTGTTTTTTTTATGTGGCGCCCCCGTTAAAAATCCCCTCGACACCTGCGTTTTGGTTGAAATTTCGGCACATTATAATATTTATAATTGTTTTTAATTTTTTTTATCATTTTTTTATTTATTACAGAAAAAAGCAGAGCAAACAAAAACGGGGCCTAATACGGCCCCGCTTCACATACTCCCTATTTTATTATATTATTATTTACTCACCTTCAACCGCACAAGCTTCAATGAACTTCTTACCATTGAATTGCGGATTGTCTTTGCTGAATATGTTCATTAAGTCACTAATCAATGTTATTCTATTAATATTATTATTCTTTAGCATTTTATCGTTGTCGATTATTGTATTATCTTTTATTACCTTAGCAAACATTACAAAGTGTTTTCTTGTAAGCATTATTTTTTACCCCCTTCATCATTTAAGTTAATATCTTTTTTAATTTGCCTTGCACCATTCAAAATACCTTGAATTAATATAGCATTTTCGCCGAATATCATTGGCGATATATATATTTCGCCGTTTTTTTTGGCTTGTTTAATACGTGCAATTTCGTCTTTTTTATTGTATTTTTTATTGTTCATCTTTTCCTCCTTCTTTAAACATTTTTTCTACATCTTTATTTAGTTCTTCTTTTTTTCGTTCCTGCATTTTATTATAAATGCC